CTCGGATGAGTTTAAGTCCGTATTCCCCAACGTAGCACTTAGGTCAGACTCAAAGGCAGCAGGTCGTTGGAATACCAATCATGGTGGTGAGTACTTCGCGATTGGTGTGGGGGGTGCTGTGACGGGGAAAGGTGCTGACCTGCTCATCATCGATGACCCCCACTCAGAGCAAGAGGCGCAGATGGGTGATCCATCGGTCTTCGATAGGGTCTATGAGTGGTATACCTCTGGACCCCGACAGCGTCTTCAGCCCGGGGGAAAAATCATTCAGGTCGCTACCCGATGGTCACAACGCGACCTGACAGGTCAGCTACTTAAGAATGCAGCAGAGCGAGATGGGACTGACGAGTGGAAGGTGATTGAATTCCCTGCCATTCTGCCATCGGGAAATCCAGTTTGGCCCGAGTTCTGGCCAATTGATGAGCTAGAAAAAGTTAAAGCAGAGCTTCCTGCGTCAAAGTGGTCCGCTCAGTATCAACAGGATCCAAGCGCAGACGAAGCAGCAATTATTAAAAGAGAATGGTGGAGAGTGTGGGAAGAACCGGACCCCCCTATTTGTGAGTTCTTGATCCAGTCTTGGGATACAGCGTTCCTAAAAACAGAAAGAGCAGACTATTCTGCTTGTACAACCTGGGGTGTTTTCTACACAGACAGCACAGAGGATGGAAGGCTTAGGCCGAACGTTATTCTTTTAAATGCTTTTCAGAAACGAATGGAATTTCCTGAACTAAAAAGAAGAGCATATGAAGAATACACGCAATGGAAACCAGATGCGTGTATTGTAGAGGCCAAAGCGGCTGGATCTCCTTTGATTTTTGAGTTAAGACAGATGGGCGTTTTGGTCAGTGAATACACTCCATCCAGAGGAAGAGATAAGATTGCTCGCGTAAACGCAGTGTCTGATTTGTTTTCTTCAGGAGCTATATGGGCTCCAAACAAAAGATTTGCAGAGGAAGTGATTGAACAATTTGCAGGGTTCCCGGGCGCAGCCGCACATGATGACCTTGTTGACTCTTCCACGCAGGCACTACTTCGCTTTAGGCAAGGTGGCTTTGTTCCTCTTCATAGCGATGAAGATATTGAATTTGTTCCAAAACACTCCTATTCCCCGTACTGAGGCTTTTACATTGGACGAATATCAAAGAGCCGCTTTTGATTTGATTAAAGAGCATGAAGGAGTTTCTCCTGATTATTACGCTCTTCCTTCTGTGTATGGAAACTCTGGAGCAACCGTAGGTTTAGGCGTTGATTTGGGTCAACACAATGAAGGTGTTTTGCAAGGGTTGGGAGTTCCTGAAACAATTATAAATAAAGTACAGCCTCTTTTCGGTGTAAAAAATGACCAAGGAGAAAATGCTGTTCAGGATGCTATTGCAAAAGCTTCTAAGTTAAGTGCTGATGAAATAGAAGTTTTAAACAAAGCGTTTATTCGTGAAAATTCACAGGCATTGATAAATGCATTGGGTCCATCACTTGAAAACATTGATCCAGTACTTTTTGCAAATTTAGCTTCAGCTAGATATCGCGGTTCTTTAAAAGAAAACCACAAAACATTTAAACTCATTAAAGATGGCAAGTATGATGCAGCCGCCGATGAGTATCTTAATCATGAAGAATATATATCCTTGAAGTCTTCCAATCCGAATAGTGGCGTTGTTAAAAGGATGGAAGGCATCGCATCATCTATACGATCCCATGGCTATAAACGGGGCGGAGTTGTCCGCGATGTTTATGGAAGAAGTTATATTTAGGTGGAGTCTTAATGGCCATTGAGTCAGTAATCGAAGCTGGAGTCAGCGCAGGAATGAACGGGATTGCTCCCGAAGATATTTTTGTTGAAGAAATTTCTGCAGACGCAATGTCTCCCGAAATGGTTATTTCTGAAACTGACGATGGCGGGATCATGATTGATCTTGATCCTTTGGATGTATTGGAAGAAGAAGTTTCTTTTGACTCCAACCTTGCTGATTACTGCGAGGAAAAAGTTCTTCAGGAGGTTGCTTCTGAACTCTTGGGTATGTGTGGATCTGATAAGCAGTCTCGCAAAGACTGGGAAGAAACATACATCAAGGGTCTTGATCAGCTTGGTATGAAGATTGAAGACCGAAGTACGCCTTGGCCCGGTGCTTGTGGTGTGCAGCATCCGGTACTTGCCGAAGCGGTCGTTCGCTTCCAAGCTCAGACTATTACGGAAATTTTCCCCAACGCAGGGCCAGTTAAGACCAAGATGATTGGTCGCATGACTGAGGAAAAAGAAAAGCAATCTCTTAGGGTCAAGGAGTACATGAACTACTTGATTACTGAGGATATGCCTGAGTACCGTTCAGAAACAGAGAAGATGTTGTTTAATCTTGCTTTGGCTGGTAGTGCGTTCAGGAAGGTGTATTGGGATCCGAATATGGGTAGGCCCTGTTCGATGTTTATTCCTGCGGAAGATCTTCTTGTTTCGTATGGTGCGCCTTCGCTTGAAATGGCGGAGCGCATTACGCATGTAATGAAGAAGACTCCGAATGAAATGCGTAAACTTCAGGTATCTGGATTTTACCGAGATGTCGAACTGTCTGAAGCGGGTTCAGATCTTTCAGACATTCAAGAAAAATACGATGATCTAACAGGCGATTCGCCGGGCTTTACGTCCGACAGCCGACATACCGTCTTTGAGGTCCACGTTGACTTGGATCTCGCAGGATTTGAGGACATGCAAGACGGGGATCCTACGGGAATTGCTCTTCCTTATGTTGTCAGTATTGACAAAGGAAGTAGCGAGATCTTGTCTATCCGAAGGAACTGGATGGAGGATGACTCTCTTAAGAAGCGAAGGGATCACTTTGTCCATTACGAATACCTTCCGGGCATGGGGTTTTATGGTTTCGGTCTTATTCACCTTATCGGTGGTATTACTAAATCGTCAACATCTCTTCTTCGTCAACTGGTCGATGCCGGAACCCTGGCAAATCTCCCCGGAGGTCTTAAGGCAAGAGGTCTCAGGATTAAGGGAGATGACTCTCCGATTATGCCGGGTGAGTTTAGAGACGTAGATGTTCCGGGCGGAGCAATCCGGGACAACATCACATTCCTTCCTTACAAAGAACCTTCCAATGTTTTGTTCCAGTTGTTGAACAATATTGTAGAAGAGGGAAGAAGGTTTGCTTCGATCACCGACATGAAGGTTTCGGACATGAACCAGCAAGCTCCGGTCGGAACAACCTTGGCGATTATTGAAAGGTCAATGAAGGTAATGAATGCAATTCAAGCCCGTGTTCATTACGCCATGAAGAAAGAGTTTAAGATTCTTTCTAACATTGTCCGAGATTATTTGCCGGAAGATTACGAGTGGGAAGTAGACGGCAATGAGGTATTCAAAGCACAGGATTTCGATAATCGAATTGATGTTATCCCGGTCTCAGATCCTAACTCTTCGACGATGGCGCAAAGAATTATGCAGTACCAAGCAGCACTTCAGTTGGCTTCTACTGCTCCTCAGTTGTATAACCTGTCTGAGCTTCATCGACAGATGCTAGATGTCTTAGGAATTGAAGATGCCGACAAGATTGTTCCGACTGAAGATGATGTGAAGGCGTTGGATCCCGTTTCAGAAAATATGAATCTTCTTAAAACAGACCCTGTTCGTGCTTATATGTTTCAAGATCATCTTTCTCATATTCAAGTTCATATGGATGCAGCCAAGGATCCTAAGATGATGCAGATTATTCAATCATCTCCCAAGGCAAAACAAATTGAAGCGGCGCTTGCGGCTCATGTTCTTGAACATCTTGGCTTTCAGTACAGGCAGGAGATTGAAAAAGAACTCGGAGTGCCGCTGCCTCCGCCCGACGAACCTCTTCCCAAGGATATCGAAGTACGAATATCGGCCTTGGTTGCTGAAGCTGGAAGTCGATTGCTTGGTCGGGACATAGCAGAGCAGCAACTTAAAGAGCAAATGGCCAAGATGCAAGATCCGGTTATTCAACAGCAGAATCGGGAGCTTGATCTCAGGGAAGCTCAGATTGAGTCTAAGGTTAAAACCGATGCGGCCAAGATTGCAGCAGACCTCAAGAAGGCAGAAGACCGAAACGAAATTGAAAAAGAAAGAATTTCGTCTCAAGAATTTCTTACAGGTCTTAAGGTGGGTAGTGATGTTGGTTTGGCCCATGCGGAAATGTCTGACAAGAATGATGAAAGAACAGCCAAGGAACTTCTTGAAGGAGTGAATACAGGAATGAAAATGGCTGAAAAAATTAAAGAGATGAGAGAGGAATAGTGGCTAAAAGCTGGAGTGAGCTTTTTAAAGAAAAGCTTAGAGAGAACATGAACAACAAGGCTGACGATTTGGCCACGGGTTGTGCTTCTGATTTCGCTGATTACAAATATCATGTAGGCGTAATTGAAGGTCTAGCGTTAGCCGAGAGGGAATTTCTAGATATTATTGAGCGAATAGAAAAAGATGTTTAGAACACTTTTGTTTTTGCTTTTAGTTCCATCTGCATCTTTTGCTGAAGAAGAAAAATTTTGTTGGAGCAACGATCAAAACATAAAGGGTATGTACATTTCAGGAACATTTGTAAGTGGAGAATATGTCAATCCTCCTTTTGGAGTGAACAACAAACAAATAGATGAATGCATTCGCTTAGAGATACCCAAATTGTTTTGTGTATCTAGATTGGCTAAAGAGACATCGTTATCAACTTGCAGGTCAAAAAATGTAATGACTTGCATTTATGACAGAAACAAAGACGGTGCTGTAGGATTAGATGATCTTGGCATTATGATATCAGAATTTTTAAACATTTACTTTGGAAGTAAGTGTTTGTAGAAAATCACCCATGTAGGGTGCCTGGGTTTCTTCCGTACCTTAAACGGTTGCAATCAGCGAAAGCTGCAAAAGGACAGAGATGACTGAAAAGTCTGAAGAATTAGAGGAGTACCATTCAGTTCTAAAAAAAGCAGGCGATAAATTGCCCAAGCCGAGTGGCTGGAAGATTCTAATCGCAGTTCCCAAAGCAAAGCAAAAAACCGAAGGCGGCATCTACAAACCTGAGGAAGCTATGCATGTTGAAGAAATCGGGACCATTATTGGCCTTGTTCTTCAATTGGGAGATCTAGCTTATAAAGATCAAAAAAAGTTTCCTTCCGGGCCATGGTGCCATCGCGGTGATTATATCGTGATGCGAACGTACTCTGGAACCCGCTTTATGGTAGGGGAACAGGAATTCCGACTAATTAATGATGACACAGTTGAGGCTGTTGTTGACGATCCTAGAGGGGTTGCAAAAGTAATATGAGTAATGAACAACTTGTTTCTTCTCCGAGAGGAGATGCACGCGAGCAAGAAGTTGATATGAATGCGAACGAACCGGAAATTGAAATTGATATTTTTGATGACACGCCGGAAGAGGATCGGAATCGCCAATCCCCTGCCAGTGCTTCTCAGACGGACCACGAAGCAGAACTGAGTAATGTCAGTCAGTCGGTTCAGAAGAGAATCAAGAAACTCAAGTTCGATTACCATGAAGAGCGCAGAGGAAAAGATGCTGCGGGAAGAATGCGCGATGAGGCTGTGACCTACGCCCAACGAGTGGCTAATGAAAACAAGCAACTTCGTGATCTTCTAAATCGTGGCGAAAAAGTTTTGATTGATGAAGTCAAGACTCGTACAGAGAAAGATGTTTCAGCAGCAAAGGAAAGACTTAAGCGAGCCCATGAAGAAGGTGACTCTGAAGCCCTAGCGGACGCCCAGGAATTACTGGCCCGTGCTTCGTATGATGCACAAAAAGCTTTAGAATACTCACCCGTTTCAGAGCCGCCTTCGGCTCAAGAGCAGGAACAGCCGCAGCCGCAAGTTCAGCAGCGACCTCCTGCCCCTGACCCGAAAGCAGCCCAATGGGCTCAAAGAAATCCCTGGTTCCAGACCGACAGAGAAATGACGGCTTTCGCCTTTGCCGTTCATGAAGATTTGGTTTCCGGGGGTGTTAGTCCTGCAAGTGGTGATTACTACGGACGGATTGACAGAAAGATGCGGGAAAGATTTCCCGAAAAATTCGGGGAGGCAGATGAAACCGATGTATCGGTGGATGCACCAAGCCTTCGTCAGGATGAGACTTCCCGAAAACCTTCGACGGTGGTGGCACCTGCAAGGCGAACTACGGGTGCGAAATCGCGCAAAATCAAAATGACGAAGACTCAAGTGCTACTCGCAAAGCGCCTGGGTATTAGTCCTGAGCAATACGCCAAACAAGTTTTGGAACTGGAGAAAGCAAATGGTTGATAAGACTAAGCTTGATGAGGAACAGGATCCTCGCGCAAAACGTGAGCATGAATCCAGAGAGGTGAATGCTCGCCCTGATACATGGACTCCCCCAAGTGTTCTTCCGTCACCGGATCCGCAGGATGGTTATGTCTTCCGATGGATTCGCACCTCAATGCGAGGTGAAACGGATAACACGAATGTTTCCCGGAAGTACCGGGAAGGATGGGAACCTGTTCGCTTGGAAGATTACCCTGAGCTTCGTTTGATTCCGGATATTGATACCCGGTTTGATGGCGCGGCTGTAGTGGGTGGTCTGATGCTTTGTAAGAATTCTGCTGAAAAAATCAATCAGAAGAAGGCTTACCTACAGCAAATGAACAAAGAACAGATGGATGCCGTGGATCAAAGTTTTATGCGTGAACAAGATGCGAGAATGCCTTTGCTCCCTCCGGAGCGGAGAACTCGCGTTTCGTTTGGCGACGGCTCTTAGGAGAAGTACTCCTAATCAGGCCGTTGCCTGATGTAAGGAGAATTAATTATGGGTTTTGGACTAAGGAACGCAGGAAATGCGTTTGCTGGAACAAATACCGGTGGTCTTTTGAGTTTTCAAATGGCAGATAGCTATGGCACTGCAACGTTTGCAGGTGACCCTATTAAGATGAATGCCACTACTGGGTATGTAGAACGTCAAGCAACTGCGCCTACGGACACAGACAAGAACATTGTTGGCTTTGCTGTTGGCTTTCGATATGTTGACACTTCTGGTACGCCCACTTGGGCTCAGTATTACCCCGCTTCTGGTGGCACAGATGTGTACGTCATGGTGACGCCCGCATCAAAGAGCAACCTACTTGAAGTTCAAGGAAATGCTGTATGGAACATTAATCAGATGGGTGTCCAGAATGTTTTGGTTACCGGTGCGGGTAGCACGGTGACTGGAAATTCCGGTTATGTAGTCACCAACGAGACTACTTCGCGGAGTGGCGGTGCGGTAATTATTCGTGGCGTTAAGGAAGACGGAAGTAACGAAAACAGCAGTACGCCGATTGTTTATGTGCAGCTTGCTGACGGTGTGTCTCTCTATGGGGAAGGTATTTAATCATGGCTATTTCACGCGCACAAATGATGAAAGAACTCCTCCCAGGACTCAATGCACTGTTTGGGTTGGAGTACGATACTTACGAAAACGAGCATGAAGACATCTATGATATGGAGTCTTCGGATCGGGCCTTTGA